TTTTGCTGGAGTCAATATCAGGCGAAGTGGAGTTATTAGGAGTGATGTTGTTTAGGCACTTCACCGGCCTGCCCGGTGTAAGAAAAGGTAGTTAACCGGAAACCATGAACCATGAACCGGAAACCATGAACCACGAACCATCAACCATGAACCAAGACCCAACCATCCTTATCGATCCTGTCTGGTTTGAGGCCCTGGGCGGCCTGGACGCCCTGGTCGGCGGCGGCGTGCGCCACCAGGTGGACGCGGACGGCGTCGTGGTGATCCCGCTCAAGTGGCGCAAGGCCGAGCGGGGGGTGCTTAAGAAGAAGAAGTTTATCGCTCCCAGCGTTTGGGCGGAAAAGCACCGCTATCTTACTTCGCGGGCGCGGCACGCCGGGCGGTGGGACAACGCCACGGTGCCCTACCTGGCCGGGATCATGGACGCCTCTTTTTTCAATGGCGTCGAGGAGATCGGCATCATGGCCGTGCCGCAATCGGGCAAGACCGAGGCGGTCTACACCTGTTTGGGCTATGCCACGGACCAGCGGCCCGGGGATGCCATGATCTGCTTTCCTTCCGAGAAGGACGCCACGGACAACGCCAAGGACCGCCTGAAGCCCATGTATCAAGAATCCCCCCGGTTGCGGCGCCATTTGACAGGATACATGGACGACCTCGGGGCCCACAAGATGACCCTGGCCAACATGATCATCTACATGGCCTGGGCCAACTCTCCCTCCCGGCTATCCAACCGGCCATGCATGTACGGCTACGCGGACGAGGAAGACAAACACCCGGCAACGGCCAGCAAAAAAGAAGGCGCGGCTATCGATCTGCTAAAGAAGCGCACCAACACCTTCTCCGGCCTGCGCAAGATATGGCGCACCAGCTCCTGCTCCACCGAGTCGGGGCCCATTTGGCGCTATATGGAAAACGAGGCCCACGCGGTTTATGACTATTGGGTGCGGTGCCCGGAGTGCGGCGGGTGGCAGCTCATGGAGTTCAAGCGGATAAAATGGACCGAGGGCGAGCGGGATCCGCGGGCGATCGAGGATACCCGGGATGTCTGGTATGAGTGCGCAAAGTGCGACGCACGATGGGATGATCACGTCAAGCGCCAGGCGGTGCGCGACGGCATGTGGCGCGACCGCAAGACGGGCCTGTCCCTGTTTGCCTCGCTCGAATCGCGGCAGCCGCTTCGCATCGGGTTCGACATCCCGGCATGGATCAGCCCCTTCATTCTCCTATACGAAATCGCGGCCGCTTTTCTCAAGGGGCTCAAGGGCCAGCCGGACTGGCGTACCAAGTTGATAGATTTTAAAAACGGGTTCGAGAACCGGCCCTGGCGCGCCACCGAGGCGGTGCGGGCGGAGAATGCCATCCTGGCGCTGGCCGATGACCGACCGCGGGGTGTTGTTCCGTCAGGTGGCGTGGTGGCGTGTCTTTTGGCCGGGGTGGATACCCAGGACGATGGCTTTTACTACGAGATCCGCGCGTTCGGATACGGCATGGAAAAAGAGAGCTGGGGCGTCCAGGAGGGCAAGGTGCCCACTTTTGCGGCGCTAGAGCAAATATTGTGGCAAAACGAGTACAGGGACAGCGACGGCGTCATATACCCGGTGCGGCTGACCATGCAGGACTCGGCGGGGCACCGGACCAGTGAAGTGTATGACTTTTGCCGCTTGCACCGCGGCCGTATCTTTCCAACCAAGGGCATGCGGACCATGGCGTCTCCATACACCTTTAAAAAATTGGACTACATGCCCAACGGCAAGCCGATCCCGGGCGGCGTGCGTTTCTACCGCCTGGACACGAATTATTATAAAAACATGCTTTCCGGAATGCTGGAGATCGCCCCAGGGGATCCCGGCTGCTGGTGGTACCACGGGGAGTTGACCATCGACTGGGCGCGGCAGATGGTGGCCGAGGGGATGAACGAAAAGGGCTTTTGGGAAAACATCCAGGGCCGCCCCAACCATGCCTGGGACTGCGCCGTGCTTTTGCTCATGGCCCACGACATGGCCAGGGTGGCGACCTGGAAAAAACCGGATACCGCACCCAGGCCTCCCAGGGGCCGCAAGGCGCCGGCGGCCGAAAAAGTTGCTTTATGGTGATAAACCCATCAGACGAAAGGGAGTAGATAATGGCATCGAAAGACACTAAGAAAGAGAAGACAGAAACAAGCAAGAGCCCGGCGACGACCGGCATGAAAACGACGGCAACTGCGCCGTCGGCGGACGACCCGGGGCCGCCGGCAAAGGTGCTGACCAGCCAGCAGGAGGTCATAGACGAATTGAGGATCAGCAGCTATCGATTCACTCAACTGTTGAAAAAATATCCGTTTTCACATTCCGGTGCCGCCGGCAAGCTCAACGGCCGCTGGCATGTTGCCTTAGAAGACGTATGGCGCTGGTTTCGGTATATTCAGCGCCAGGAGATGCGGCACCCGGACGCCCGGCGCATGCGGCCGGAAGAGCCGCCGGAACTTTCCGAGATCAGCACGAGGGGGTGTCAAGGAAAATAAGCTATCAATTAGGTTGTAATTAGGTATCGGTTTGGTGGCAATTGGGTGTTAATTGGCTATCGAATCGAAAAAAACCGAGAAACCCCATGATATAGTGCGATCAAAATTGATTCGCAGCCATATCTTGGGGTTTTTTTTATGAGCATCTACACGACCACGGACCGCGACAACGTCAAGGATGCCATCATCGAGCTGGCAACTGGCAAGCGGGTTGTCCAGGCTACTGTCGGCGGCAAGACGCGCGAATTCCACAGCACCAATATCAAAGCCATGCGGGCCTTGCTGGAGGAGATCCAGGCCGACCTGGCTTCTGCCTCTGAAATCTCCGGCGCCCGCCGGGTTTCCACAACCACAAAGAGTGATACATGGTAAGCATCGGCCGCGCCATCGACAGATTGCTGGGCGTATTTTCTCCGCATGCAGAGTTGCGGCGCATGACGTCACGGGCCATTGTCACGAAAATGCGATCGCAATACGCCGCGGCCAAGGGCAACACCAATACCGGCGGATGGAATCCGGTGGACAGCAATGTCAACACGGTGATCGCCAATTCGTCGGAAAGACTCAGGGCCCGGGCGCGGCAACTGGTGCGCGATATGCCGGCGATGGCGACGGCGGTCCAGCGGGTTGAGGATTTCACGGTGGGCAACGGCATCACGCTGCAGGCCCGCGTCAAGGACGAGAGCAGCGGCAAGCTTGCCCAGGTGCTCAACACGAAGATCGAAGACGCCTGGAAGCGATGGTGCGACCAGGCCGACGCCGGCGGCCGCCTGCACTTTTACGAGATGCAGCAGCTTGCCTGCCGCCAGGACATCGAGGCCGGGGAGTATATCTTCATCAAGCGCTTCACCCGGGCCAAAAACCGGTATTTGCCGTTCGAACTTCTGGCCATCGAGCCGGACCAGCTATCGGCCTACGGCGCAAAGCCATTGCCGGGCAACGAGATTTACCAGGGCGTGGAGTACGACCCGCGCACCGGCGCGGCCATGGCCTATCACTTCGAGGATCCCGACCGCTGGAAAAACGCCCAGCGCTACCCGGCCGATAGAATTATCGTCGGATACAAGACCTTGCGCCCCAATCAATTGCGCGGGGTCACACCCCTTGCGACCGTCATCCTGCTGGCCCACCAGTTACGGGACTACCTCGAAGCCGAGATTTCGAGCGCCCAGCGCGCGGCACGCTGGCTGGCGTTTGTCACCAGCCAGGATCCGGAGGCGGCCATGAATGCGTTCGGGGCCGATCTTGCCACTGACGATGAAAACAATTCCTACTACTCCATGGAGATGGGCCACTCCATCGTTGACTTCCTGCGCTCCGGAGATTCGGTCACCATCGCCAACCACAACCGGCCGGGGGATAATTTCGAAGCGTTTGTAAAAATTATTCTGCGGGCGTTCGCGGCCGCCGTCGGCGTCACTTATGAGCTGGTCAGCGGGGATTATGTCGGATCCAAGTACACCAGCGCAAGGGTGGCGCGCAACGATATGTTGAAAGGCATCGACATCCGGCGGGGCCGCCTGATTCGGCAGTTCTGCGAACCGATCAAGCGCGAGTTCCTTTTTTGGGCCGTGACCACCGGCCGGCTGAACTTGCCGGGATATTTCAACAACATGGAGTTTTACAACCGGTCGGTGTGGATGCACCCGGGAATGGAGCAACTCGATCCGTTGAGAGAAGGCCGCGCCGAAGGCGATGCGGTTAATCAAAAACTAAGATCTCCCCAGGAAGTTCTGCAGGCGCGCGGTCGCGATCCGGAGCAAGTCCTGGACGAGTGGGCGGAGTGGAAGCAAATGGTCGAAGATAAAGGCCTATCGCTTTCCGACGACAGCAAGGCCCAGCTAAAATCGAACCCGGCCGAGGTGGCGGACCAGGGAGGAAAAACCAAAAGCTTAAAACTATTGGAGATCAAAAAAAATGCCTGATAAAATAAGCTATCGATCCATTGACATGCAAGAGCGCGCCCCGTCCACCCTGGACGATGAGAAGCGCTCCCTCGAGTTCGTCATCGCCACCGAAACGCCCGTCCGGATGTACGATTGGGAGACCCACGAAGTTGTCCCGGAGGTCCTCCTGGCAAAAGGGTGCATCATGCCGCGCCAGGTACCGCTGCTGGATACCCACAGCCGATGGAGTACTTCCGACGTACTGGGCAGCGTTCGAAACAAGAAAATAGATGAAACCGCCGTGATCGGAACGGCGTTTTTTTCTTCCACGCCTCGATCACTGGAGGCGTTTACACAATACAGCGAAGGGCACCTGACCGATTTTAGCGCAGGGTACAGAGTCAACGACGTCACAAGGGTCAAAAAGGGTGAGAAAGTCGAGATCGATGGCCGCACCTGGAAAGGACCTGTCAACGTGGTGACCAGCTGGACCCTGAAGGAGGCCTCATGCTGCCCGATCGGCGCCGACGCCAAGGCAAAGGCGCGCTCGGATCAACCGTTCAACGAACCATACAACCGGAAGGATGAGACCATGCCTTTTGACGAGGAAAAATTCGAAAATCTGGAAAAAACCGTGGGGGAGATCTCCAGCGCAGTGGAGAACCTTACCCGCTCATTCCAGCCGCTGCTGGAAGAAAAAAACGAGGTAAAGGATATCGAGCAAATGCGAAAGGACGCCATCCGGGCCAAGGAAAACACAGCGGCCAAGGAGCGTGCCCGCATCTCGGCTATCGACAAAGCCATCGAAAAAGTGGAATCGGCCTTCGGGCTCGATTTGGCCGAGCTGCGCACCGACCTGATCAACTCCGATACCGAAGAAGTGGACGCCCTGCGCCGGATCAACGACGCCCTGGTGGCCGCCAAACCCAGCAGGGACAACATGCGGGTGAGCGTTACCAAGGAAGAGCGCGATAAATCCCGCAGCGATGCGGTGGACGGTGTCATGATCCGCGCCGGGATCGCGGTTAAAGACGTGCGCGACAGTCAGACCGAGTATCAGACCATGAGCCTGCTCGAGCTGGCCAAGGACCGCTTGCGCCTCGACAACCAGTCCATGAAGGGGCTCGACCCCATGGGGATTTTTCAGCGGGCCATGAACACCAGCGACTTTTCCAACATTCTATCCGATGTCGCCAATAAAGCCATGTTAGAAGGGTTCGAAAATGCTGACGAGACTTACGACATTTGGGCCGACACCACCGGGCGGGTCAACGATTTCAAGGCCCACGTGTTCGCCCGTGCCTCCGAGGCACCCAGCCTGGTGGAGATTAACCCGGACGGCGGAGAGTACACTTATGGCAAGGTGTCGGATGCCAAGGAGAGCGTGACCGTGGTGGATTACGGCATCATCGTGCCGTTCACCCGCAAGGCCATGGTCAACGACGACCTGGGCGCCCTGTCCGACATCCGCGAGAAGCTCGGCGCGGCCTCTCGTCGCAAGTACGGCGATCTGGTTTATGCCGTATTGACCGGCAACCCGACCATGGGTGACGGCAACTCGCTGTTCGACGCCACCAATCACTCCAATGACGTGGCCGCCGGCTCTGGCGCCGCGCCTTCGGTCACCACCCTTAATGCCGGCAACGCAGCCATGGCAACGCAAAAAGATCTTCAGGGAGTGCAAAATCTGAACGTGCGGCCCATGTACATCATCACGCCATGGGCGCTGAAGGG